AGAAGAGAGACCAAGATAATGCCAAACAAAGCCGCTAAAATGAGAAAACAAGCAAGAAGAAAGAAAAACGATTTATTGAATAAATTCGGTAGAACTAAAAAACAAATAGCTAGAATTAAAAAGAGAAAATAAATGGCTGTTCAACAAATCACACATAAGAAAATTACGAAGTTTGATACTTCTAATCCTAACTACAAGGAAACACCTAAACCTAAACAAGAGGTAAGTGGTAATGTTAGAGAGGATGAAGATGTTTATGGTGAAAGAAAACATACTTACACACCTGAACCTAATGGTAATTTACAAATGGAACAAATGATGGGTAAGTTGATGAATAAATTGGATAACTTTGATTCACCAAGTCAAACAGGTGTGAAAGCCATTGAAGTAGATATTAAGAAAGAAATTGCAATCGGTAAAGCTGATATGAGTAGTATTAAATCAGAAGAAGTAAAAGGTAAAGTGAATAATAAATTAGATAAATTGAAAAAACTGAGAAGACGAAATGGCAGTTAATAAAATAACAAATAAAGGTGTAGTGAATAGGGAATTAGTCAATAGAGCTAATGAAGTATCCACTAAAGGAACTACGATTCGTGGTAATAGGGAAACCACCATCATACCAGGTAATAACTTTGCTGATAATTATTCGATTACTTTGAAAGACGTTGATACTGCAGTGTTGAATCACGTTAAAAATGTAATGAAACCAAGAGTGAGAGAAGCTAACGAAACTTTAAAGATACCTGTTTACTATGGTAATGAAGAAAGATGGAAAGCGGTTAGAAAAAGAGGAGTATTAAGAGATAAAAACAATTCATTAATTTTACCATTGATTATGTTAAAAAGAACTGAAGTTACAAGAAATGATTTATCAGGTCAATCTTTTCCACATGATATTAGAAGAAAATATGTGGATGTAGTTAGAAACTCAAGATGGAGTAAAGATAATCAATACGATAGATTTTCAGTTCAACAAGGAGTTCAACCTGTATATGAAAATGTCGTTACTGGAATGCCTAATTATTCAGATGTAAATTATGAATTTGTTTTATGGACTAATTTTATAGAACAAATGAATCCATTAGTGGAATCTTTTGTCGACCAATCACATACTTATTGGGGAGATGGAACTGATAACAAATTCTTATGTACAATTGATAGTGTATCAGACGCGTCAGAAATGAATCAAGATGGTGAAAGATTTATCAAATCAACATTTAGTGTTACTACAAAAGCTTATTTATTACCTGAGTATTTAAATTCAGTTGTTACGGATAAAGTATCTAATATGAAAAAATTCACAACACCATCACGAGTTACTTTTACACAAGAGGGTGATGCTACAGATGAACAAGTTGGAAAATAATTCACTCGTTTTCTAAATTTATATATACTTATATATAGATAATAAACAATTCACAAATGGAGGTTATAATGCCAGAAGAAGTAAAATTCACAGAAGAAGAAATAAAACAAGTTCAAGCTATACAAGCTAGTTATCAAAATGTTCAAGTTCAATTTGGACAATTAAAATTAAATCAAATTAGATTAGACGAACAAGAAGTTGAATTAGAAGATGCTTTAAAACAAATTCAATCAGAAGAAAAAAAATTTCTTGATGGAATAACAGATAAATACGGACAAGGAACTTTAAATCCTGAAACAGGTGTGTTCACACCAGTAGAAACTACTGAAAATAAATCTGAATAATAGAAAAAAAAATCATTGTTTGAGAATTTAATCATATATTTATATATGAATAATACTAATGCGCAAAAAGTAGTATTTACCTCAAAAATTAAAAAAGTTAACTTAGGAGAAATTCAATGGCCGAAAAAATAATTTCACCTG